AGAGTAATTTTAGCCATGAAGATGGCTGAACCATTCACGATTGAAAGGGTGTTTCCTTCAAGAACAACATAGATGTAGTCGCCCATTGAAGCGTTGCCAAAACCCTTTGAGGTCAATGACTTTCCTTTGACACGAATACTTTCAATGGCTTGTTCTAATTCTTTTGCGCTAACTGTAAATTTCATTGTAATTTCTCCTTTAGTTTGTTTAATTCTAATTCCAATTCTGCTATTTTTTGCAGGGTTTTCTTGTTCTCTTTTCTTTTCTTAGCCATAGAAACAATATCCGACCAAAGATGATTATACTCTTTATATACGACTAAACAAATGCTTCTTAATTTTTCAATATCCTTTTCTTTCAAGAGAAAGTCTGGAGCATCCAAATTTATAGAACTCCAACGGTCAAATAGATAGCCAATGGGAGCCTTTCCTTCGTAAAGTGTTGATTTGTGCCTCTTTCCCCGATTACTTCGGGTTTCGTAAGTATCTAAACAATATGCACAATCACAGTGCATAAAGCACAAGTCTTTATTTTTGTTAAGGCACTTCTTAAGTCTGATATCAAAATCCTTTACCATGACTTTACATCTGTCTCCTTTTTTAGAGCCACCACCACTGGAAGAATTGATACCGCAACATTGTTTCGGTTTCAAATTTTACCCTCCCGTAATTCGGGAATACCGTTCCAAACAACATTTGGTGGAGTTCCTTCACGGACTGTCCACTTGGTTCCCACCAAGTTTCCATTTGTTCTTGAGCCAACCAATTGTGCGACATAATGCATTTCACCTTTGATATTCTTTCGGGTGCAGTGAATCTCTTGTTCAAGTTTTCCGCCCCAATCACGCCAGTTAGGTTGAACACCAACAGGAACATTATCCACATATTTTTCCGATTCGTGCGTGATGTAAATGACATCACACTTCAAACGATAAATAGAAACCATTAGGGCCTCAAATGTTTTATTTCTTGCACCGTATTGAAACGGCATAATTTTCGTCACCTTCGTTGGGTCAGGATTGACCTTGAGAATGCAACTGTTAAACCAAGTGTCCACACCATCAATAACAAAGATAGGATTTTCTCCTTCTTCAATCTTTGAATGAACATACTTCACAAAGTCTCTTGAGTTTTGCTCGGACTTGTGAATATCCAATTGTGCTTCTTTGTCTTGAACAATAGGGTCAAAGACTTCAATTCTTTCTGTTGCATCGTGGCAAGTAATCCATGTGGATTCCACACCACTATCCCAATCAAGAACATAGATTTTCCTATCAGGAAAATCTAAGGCAAGACCAGTTTTACCAGATTTGGGAATGCCCCAAATTCCTAAAACCATTCTTGATTTTTTGTTCTCTCTTTTCTTCTCCATTTGTTTCTTATGCAATTCCAAGAATGTTTCGCTTGGTAAGGCATTTCCTTTATTATTTGTTAGTCCCATGTTTATCACACCAATTTGTTTTCTTCTATTCTAGTTTTTGAATTCTTACTCATAGTCCAATATTGGATTATATCTCTAAGCGATTCAAGGTCATAACAGACATACCTTGCTTCTTTTTGTCCAATATGAAACTTAACCCAGTAAGTCCCCATTTCATTTTCGTTTTCTTTATAAGTAATAAAATCTACATTTGCTAAATCAACAACATATGCATTTTTCTTCACTAAAAATCTATCTCCGATTAATTCTTTCAATTTATTCACCTTTTGAACGATAGGCATCGCACCTATCCGTATGTCATTCAACCGCCACATATACACGGTTCCCTAGGTTTCCAGCGCAAGGGAGGAATCAAAACCAATCAAAGTCTTTCTCCACGGGTTGTGCGGATTCAACAGGAGAACCTACACGCTCAACACAAAGCACACCAGCAACATTGATTGTTGTCGGTTCGGCTTCACCATCAACCATTCTTTGGCTTGTTCGGCCAATCACGATAACTGTTGAACCAATCCCGAAATCCAAATTAATGTGTTCGGGAATCCAGCAAGTCGTCATGCTATCCGATTCAAAGTCCACTTCGGCATTTAAGTCAGTAATGTTGATGATTCGATTTCCGTTCTTGGTTGGTGTCATATTCATATTGCACACCGTTCCATCAGTAATGATGAAACGCTCTTTTGATGGGCTGCTTTGAAGCATAATATGGGCCTTGTCAATTTCAACCAAAGCAGTGATATGCTTTTCAAAGTGTTCTTTCAAACACTCTTCATAAGAGAAGCCAGACATATCTCGGTATGCATCTGCTTCGGGGTCAATTTCCGAATTGATGAGTAGGCTCTTGAGTGTCGTATCGGTTGCACCGTAAATGTCCGTTCCATTTGCGTTTGCGACACAAATGAAATGAACCCATTCAAAGGTGCTTGGTGCAAAGTCAATTCCTCCTTGGTTTTTGTAGGAGAAGAAATATGGTTGCATTTCTCCACCGGCAACAGAACCAAAGAAAATACCGCTTCGTCGGAATTGTTCCTTTGGAAGGGGCTTGCCGTAATTGTTGTTCTTTCCACCATTCATGTAGGTAGCGGTGGCTTCAAGAGGGATATAAATCCGGCCATCTTCAAGAGTTTCTGCTCCGTCGGGTAGGTTTTCCACAACCTTTTCTTCATAGTTTCCGTTATAATAACGGGAAACGGTAAATTTCCCAAGAGCATTTTCTGTTGCTACAGCAACAATCCCATTCTCAAGAGCGTTATCGGAATCACGAAGGAATTCCTCTTTCGCCTTGTTTCTGTTCCAACTCATCATATCTCTTGGTGCATCAAGAGACAAAAAGAATCCGAATGCTGGCTTGAAAAGAGAATCGCTTTGTTGCTGCTGCTTCTTTCCGCTTGAAGCAGAACGCTTTGCATTAGCAACATAATTTCTCCATAGCCCAAGACCGATGGGGTTGTTCGTTTCAATGTGGCTTTCACCACAAATTTCAGCAAACTTGGCGTTTGCCTCTTCAGTGGTAAGACCAAGAATCTTAGCACCTGCTTCTATTTCTTTCATAGTTTTTTCTTCCATGTTTTTTCACTTCCATTTTTTGTTTTTTTTTGTTTTTACAACAGTTGTCCGACCATCCATGATAAAAGCACTTTTGGTGTCATACTGTTGGAGCGGTATTCGCATTCTCCGATTGTTCGGAGAAACTTAAATTTCAAATTGCTATCAAGCCCTTTTGAATTAATGATTGCATCATGCAAACCAAGACAGATTTCTTTAACTGTTCTGCCTTTGTATAACGAATCATGTAATTCACCCAATACATTTGAATTCTTATTTGTAATTTTAATTAATATTTTATGGTATTCTTCCAGTGATACATCAATTTGTCGTTGAAGGGTTGAGTTGCTCGCTTTCGCTGCTTGAATCTCGGTGATTGCCCTCCGCATATCACCATTCATAGAATATATAAAGGCCGCTAACTCTTCGTCGCTAAAGCGGTTTATTCCTTCTTTTAGAAGAATATTCTTCACCATGTCTAACATGTTATTATTAGATATAGCCTTAAAATGATAATTAGCACAGCGACTTTGTAGTGCAAAGATAATTTTATTTCTATCATTGCAAGTGATAATAAAACGAATATTACTAGCATATCGCTCCATGATACGCTTTAAAGCGTTTTGAGCATCTGTTGTCATTCCATCCATCTCATCGAGAAGCATCATACGAAAAGGAACATCTCCAATAGTCCCACTTTGTGCTACTTGGCGAATAGTTGTTCTAACTGTTTCAAGCCTTCTATCATCAGAAGCATTTACTTCAAAGAAGTTATCTTTGAAGTTATCCTTCAAAAATTCCTTAGCAATAACAATTGCTGCGGAAGTTTTCCCATTTCCCGGATTTCCGTAAAGAAGGATATTTGGCATATCTTTTGTCTCAATCCAAGATTGAGCATCCATTACAAAGTGTTCTTGTCCCTTGATATCGTTAATTTTATTTGGTCTGTATTTTTCTGTCCATAGCATTTTAATCACCGTATAAATTCTATAATGTGCATTTTACATTTATGTGTGTGTCTCCGACAAAGATTGCAAAAACAATTCCTTACCAGAGTTATTCTTGTGTTTCCACAGTTGGGGCATTTTTTCATTTTCCAAGTTGGAGTCAAATGAATTCCTCCAACGATTTTTGTTGGACCCTTACAGGGTCCGTTTTCTTTCTTCTCTTCTTTTCGCCAAGTTTGAGTAGGCGGCACTCTGCGTTGTTCAACTTAGTCTTTGCCCAGTCCCTGAAACTGTCATCCTCAAATAACTGAGATAGCAATTTAGGATTTTTGACACCGAGCCTTCTTGAAAGACTTGGGACTTTTGAGTAGGTTCCTCTTCTTGGCATCTGTATTCGCCCAACCATGTTTCCCATGTGAGCATACGAAAGCATTTCATAAAAGTATCGTTGGCTCCATTTCCTTCTTACAACACCATCAATGAATATTAATCTATTAGGATGCATATTTTCTGTTAGCCATGTTAATATTTGAGTATCTGATGGCTTATTGAAAAGCATAAGGTCGCAAACAAAGTCCCTATCTTTTGTTTTTAGAAAATCCATTACAAGAGAAAAGGTGTCTCTTTCATAGGAAAAGGGTGGTTCACTTCTCGGTGCTGAGGCTTCTATTTTCTCTCTAAGGTAATTCTTAGAACCTGCTCTTTTGATTTGGCACATGGTTTTAATGTCCTTAGGAACACTTTTCTCATTGATTGAGGTCAATACTATTTGACCACGATAATTTCTAAGTATTGTTAGAATAGCCTCTTTTTCTGGTTTATGATGCACATCTTCAATAATGATTCCACATTCTGTCGGTATTGAACCTATGTCGTAATCAATTGAATTAGCATAGAAAATCACGGGGTCATTAACGAAAGTTTTTGCCTTTCGTGTTTTCCCAGTGCCTATTTTTCCAGTAAGTAGTATTGGTCTTTTTTTATTCATATTTGTTAGGCTCATGTAATACCCCTTTTATTTCTAATATTAATTCTAATCCTTCCATCGTGCGGTGTTTCTTCATCAACACAAGTCCTAATATTGTGATGAATGAATCAAGAGTGTCATCATGGTTTCGCCAATTAAGCGTGAGACCATAAATTATATCCGATACTTTCTCAATGTTTGAGACTCCTCTTATTTTAAGAATAGGTCTTTTTCGTGTTGCCGATTCCCTTTCTTTGAGTTTGCTTTCAACACCATAAGTTTGAAACGCTCTTTGCATTCCCGAAAGAAATTCATAAGAGTCCATTCTTATATCAATACCAAGTTTAACAGAATAACCAATTCGCATTTTCTCATCTATTTGAACATTACAGAAGAATTGCCCCTTTGCAAGAAGTATTCCTGCTAATGTTTCTCGACTAAACATGGCTCTCAGTCTCCTTACATCCAAGATAATCTACTTTATATCTTAAAAAGTCGAAACCATCAAGAAGCGTTTCGCAAACTAATTTCTCATCAATGTCGTTCTGAGCAATACCAAAAATCATCCGTGTTCCTTGAAAGCAATCTAAAAGATTGGCCTGTTCTTCTAAAATAGGTTCTATGATTATCACAACTCTTTCCTTCATAATTTCGGTTGCATGAATAATTCTATGATAGAGCCCTCTGTTCAAAATGTCTATTTCTTCGGTATTGGGGGAACCAAAAACAAAGAAAGTGAAAGTCCTGACCTTTTCAAAAGCCGCAAGTAATTTATTAAGTTCTGGATAAATAAACATCTAATCAGTCCTTGATATAATGCTCATGTTCTTTCCAATAACCTTTAACTCTTTGATTTGTCTCTAACCAATGAATATGTGCGGCGGTGATTCGGGCATCACCACGCTCTAAAGCGTTCTGCTCGGCATTGGTTATGACATTTGCTATGGCTGTTTCCACCCATTCATAAAGAAAATTCTTTGCTGTTCTTGAAATTTGAAGGTCGGTATTATCCTTCAAAATACTGGTGAGGTTGAGTTTGCTTCGTGTTCGTGGTCGCTTTTCAACAACCTTTTCGGGAACGATGAGTTTCCCGTCCTCCATGTAAGGGCATTCTTTGACAGGGATTTTTGTTGGTCGGCCCTGCTCATGCAAAATGTTCTTGAGATGAGCAATACCATTTTCAATTTTAAGACAATGATAGGTGTTTCTTTTTCCATTACTTACCATAATAGTCAGTGCGCCGACTTCAATCATTCCATCACTTCCTGCATCGCTTTCAGTAGTTTCGTGTTCTCCCATGTTTTCATATCTTCCCACACTTCATTAGGTATGGTATTCACGATGAATCGCAACTGCTTGACTTCTGCCTTTAGTTTTGTCATTAATTCTGCGACTTGTTCAACACAAAGATGTTTGTAATTATCAATCATTCCATGGCCTCCAAATCTTCTAGAGTGTTAATGTCCGAAACAAACTTATCATCACGAATACGCTTACATCGTGGGAAACGCAAACCAATATTATTCGCCGCATCTCTTGAAATTAAATCCGCTCTCACTTCAAGGACAACAACAGGATTCACATTATAGGAATTACCTTCATAGGAAATGATGTTTTTTCGTAGTGTGTTGGTTAAGGAGATTAAATCCATATCGCTAAAGCCTGTTCCAACATAACCAATACTTTGGAAATCTCCATCTGTGGCTACAGCCATCTCGAATGTAGCAAAGACATTTGATTTTTTACCTTCACCGTATTGGGCTGAAAGAATTACTACATCTAACTCAATCAAAGGAGGCTTATATTTCGCCCAACCCTTTGAACGCTTTCCAGCCTCATATGACAGAGAAGCATCTTTCACAATAATTCCTTCAAACCCTTCATTAATTGCTACATTGTAAAAAGCCAACACATCTCCACCTTCGGGCATTCGTTGTGCTTGGTCAGGATTCCCCTTAAATCTCTCAAGGCGTTGGTCATAGGGCAAGCCCATAATCGTCTCGCCAGCCCACTTTAAACAATCAAAAATGACCCATTTTACCTTGACTCTCTCCATGGCTTCTTCCACATTTTTTGAATGAACACGGGTTCCCATGAGTTTGTGTTCGGCAGGTGAACCGTCCTCATTGATGGGATAAATCTCACCATCAAAAATGACATTATCAACTTCATAATTACGCACAATCTCTGAAATATCTGGGAATTGCTTTGACACAATCTTTCCTTTACGATTGAAGATGATAACAGATTCTCCTTCTTTATGGATTTGATATCGGTTTCCATCGTATTTGAAATCAACAATTTTATTTGTGGGCCACTTATTCATAGGCAAATCTTTCGCAAGCATAGGCTTAACAAAACCGCCATGACTTAGAGTGGTCGGGGGTTTTTGTCCCATATCGTAGTATTGCGATACAATCTCCACTGAGTTGAAATTCAAATCCTTCTTTACATCTGCGATTTTTTTAAGGTAATAAGAGGCCATTATTTTCTCAACAGTCCCCCGATTTATCCCGTTTCGGGGTTTCCGCAACCAATAACGAACAAACCAACGGCGTTCATTTGCTGACATATTCAGAATAGCCTGTTCTATCATTCTATACTGCTTTGAATCAAACTTACCACAATTCAATTCTAAAAGACGATGCACATAATTTATTGTGTATTTCTTTTGTGTCTCTGCGGAAGGGTCCAACTGATAGACTACTTCTCCCAAATCGTTATGCAGATATAACTCATTATCAATCTCATCATCGAACATATTGAAAATGTTTGAAATCCATTTCTTTGCTTTTGCTAAAGCGATACTGTTGGCCCTCAAAGAGTCCTTGTCTAAGATACAAAATACCGTGTATCTTGGGCTAGTTAATGTGTTAAAACTCCCCATTCCCTCGGAAAACATCTTCACTGCCTGTGTTGGTTTCATTCTTTCTGTTGCTTGTAGTAGTCTCGCTAAATTCGTCCATGCCATTTGTAATCATCTCCTTATTGTTGTTTATTTCTTTTATCAGTTGTTTTAGAAGGACACTGATTCTTCCTTCATTCTTTTCAGAATAAGTCCACATGGCATTCGCCAAATAGACCCAATCACTCTTCTTCATCTTTAGCACCTAATATGCCGAGAAGCCGTGCAAAATTAACAGACATATTGTGTGCTAATTCTGTTTCGTTTAATTTGTTTCGCTCAAGAAGTCTTTGACCAAGCAACATCAATGATGCTTGGGTAATTGCTGGTGCGACTTTGGCAAGTGAACCATTGTCTTGAATTTCCCAATAACAAACAAATGTCAATCGGGTGTGATGTCCAGCATTTACGGATTCATTGTAGCCAAAATTAAATATCTCCAAGAATCGCCCCTCAAGGTTCCTCTTTTTCTTCTTGGCCCAAGCATTGAATCGCTCATCATTGGTTGCGATTCGGTAAAGGATTTCAGTCATTCCTCTTCCTCCGATTCCCAACTAGCATTTCTTAGTGCTTCAAACAAAGCAACCCTAAATCGGTTGTATGCGTTTTC